TCTTTGGCCTTGTTGACGAGAACGGAGATCCTGTCTTCGGGCTTGAGGATAAGGTTGCGCTGAGAAAGAAGGTTGACCCAGACATAGTGACTAGACTTGCTACGTTTGCGCTAACCGCTGGTTCTGAATCGGAGGAAGACCGAGAAAAAAACTTATAACTGACCAAGGCAACCCAACTCAGCTATACTACATGTACGAGTTAGCCGAGCGACTTGGTCAGCCCCTAGCGACAATCTTAGACATGACTGTGGCCGAGTTTGATCATTGGTGGACTTTCTTTAAAGTGAAAAGAGAGAAGATGGATGGCGACAACAAAAGAAACAGTCCTAGCAAGAATATCAATAGATGATAATACGAAGGTAGGATTTCAGTCCTACGCTCGTAATGCTGAACGCGCTAAGAAAACCACAGAAGCCTTCCGTGCTCACGCTGTTGACAAGCTTGTAGAGAGCTTAGACAAGCAAGTCCTTGCTATAGGTAAAAGCGCCAGAGAACTTGACCTCCTCAAGGCAGCAAGTCTTAACGCTGCCGATGGCGAATTCGCGCTTATCAACAAGCTTCATGATGATATTGATGCTCACAATCAAGCTACAGAAGCTGCGATACGCTTAAACAAAGAGCGTGATCAAGAAGCTGCTGCGGCACAGAAGATTGCTGACGCAGTAAACCGCACTAACAACGCCTACAGAGATGAAGCCGCCACGGTTGATATGACCTCTGACGAGCTTGAGATCTATCGTCTAAAGATGATGGGTGCTAGTCAAGCTCAGTTAGATTCTGTTATGGCTACTCAGCAAGCTACTAAAGAGTTTAGGAAGCAAGGTTCTGCTGCAAAAGGCGCTCACGGGCAATTGCGCTTAATGCGTGGCGGATTAGGACAAGTAGGTCATCAGGTCCAGGACGTTGCGGTGCAGCTTCAGATGGGTCAAAACGCGCTTCTTATCTTCGGTCAGCAGGGTTCTCAGATTGCTTCTCTATTCGGTCAGAACGGTGCCTTGATCGGTGCTGTATTAGCCGTAGGTGCTGCGCTTGGTACTTACTTTATGCCAAAAATCTTTAGTTCTAAAGATGCTTTAAAGGAATTACAGAAAGCGGCAGAAGACACTTCAAAAGTATTTGATATTGACTTTGCAAACGCAACAATACATTTGTCTAGTCAATTTGCAGATCTTGCAAAAGAAAGCAGGGGTTTAGCTGACGCAACGCTTAGAGCAAAATTAGTTGAGTCATTAGAAGCGTCACAGCTTGCGATGGAAAACTTTGCTGACTCTTTGGATAGCGTTATGTTTGACGCTGCTGGAGCAGAAGCGGCTCAAGCGGGGAAAGGCTTAGAGCTTTTAACGAAACAATTAGGTATTAGCGGAGTGCAAGCTGAAAGACTTACCAGTCTTTTTGTGGATTTTAAAGACGGAACGTCAGAGTCACGCCAAGCATTAGCAAATTACGTTAAAACTATTACTCATTCTTCTGATGGAACTAAGGAGTACAATTCTGAGTTAGTTAAGATTAATCTTAAATTACAAGAATATTCTAACGAACTAAACAAAGCAGAAAAGACACAAAAAGCACTTACAGATGCAATTGACGGAACAGTACCGGCAACCAAGAAAGAAAAAGATGCGCTAGAAAAGCTTAATAAAGAAAAGTCCGATCAGAGAGAGAAGTTAGAAGCTATTGTTGAAGGTTATCATCAAGAGTTAATTGCCTTGGAAAAAGGCGAAGAAGCGTTGATGAGATACAACTTAGCCCAACAAGGGGCTACTGAAGGCCAGATTAATTTAATCATGGCTACTAAGAAAAGCGTAGATGCGATAAGAGAAGCTAACGAAAAGAAACAAGAAGAAATTGATTCTGCGGATAAAGCTAAAGCATCTCAAGATGACTTTATTGTCAGTCTAAGAGAATCAACTCAAGAGATAGGCCTTAATGCAGACGCTTTAACTAGACTCCAAGGTGCAAGGCTTGGTGTTGACCCAGCAGTAATTGAAAGTTTAATCACAGAAAGAAATGCTCGTCTTGCCAACGTAGCTGCCATAGATGCCGCGGCTCAAGCAGAAATAGAAACTCAAGCTGCGATTGATGAAGTTGAAGCTTCTAGAAAGGATTTGGTAGCAGGAATAGTTGCTGAAGCTGATGCTTTACGTCAAAGCAGTATGGATTTGGCAATACAACAAGCTGCGCTACTTGGTCTTGGTGTGACAGCGCAAGCAGAGTTTGACGATGCTATACAAAGAATCCGAGACTATGAGAAAGAGCAAGAAGACTTAGCGACCAAGAAAACTACTGAAGGCAAAGTAGAAGCTCTGCGAAGGTCTTTGTTATCTGAAGAAGAGGTTTTGCTAGAGTCTCTTAATAGCCAACAGCAATTAATAGATAACGCAGAAGCTTTAACTATTATAAATAAACAACAAGCTGCTGATATGAAACTGGCTATTGAGGCCGATTATCACAAGAAGAAGAATGCACTTCTCAAAGAAGGAACAGATGAAGAGATATTGCAAGGAAGCAAGTTAACAGGTCATATGCTAGGTCAGCTTGGAAAGCAATTTAGTGGGGTCCAGGCTAACAACAAGAAGATGTTCGCAGCTCAGAAAGCATACAAGATTGCTAAGGCAACTCAGAATACATTTGACGCAGCTAACGAGGCGTTAGCAAGTCCTTACCCTTGGCCTTTACCTCAAGTGTTTGCAGCTACCGCAGTAGCCGCTGGTTTAGCTAACGTGGCAGCGATTAAATCATCATCGTTTGAAGGCGGTGGTTTTACCGGCACAGGCGGTAGGTCCGGCGGTGTAGATGGTAAGGGCGGATTCCCAGCTATTCTTCATCCGAATGAGACCGTTATTGATCACACTAAGGGCCAAGGTGGCGGTATTACCGTGGTCAACAACATAGACGCAACTGGCGCTGGTGCTGATGTAGATATGAAGATCAGGTCAGCAATGCAGCAGACTTCGCAACAAACTATACTTAGCATACAAGATCTGATGCGCCGCCGGAGATTCGGGTAATGACTGTATATATGTTCCCAAGCATAACGCCATCATCTAGCACGTTTGAGCTGGTGACGAACACTCGGACGTTTCAAAGCCCGTTGACTAACTCAGTTCAGACTGCATCAAGGAAAGGTTCTCTCTGGAAGATATCTATGCGATTTAATAATCTCTCTGGCAATGACAGAGCGATAATGCAGGGGTTTCTGGCGAAGATGAACGGGCAGCAGCACAGAATGTATTTGCATGATCATTCCGCTGTGAAAAGAGGCATAGCGCCTAGCAATCCGGCTGACACCTTAGTCGTAAACAGCGCAGGGCAAACAGGCTCTACCTTAGTAGCTAGTGGAGCAACCTCTCCGCGGACAGGATATCTTAAAGCGGGTGATTACATCGCGTTTAACAATGAGCTTCACATGGTCACTGATGATTGTAATTCAATAGGATCTACAGTCTCTATACCGATTGCGCCCCCGATCAGAAAGCCAACAGTAAATAGTCAGGGTATTGATTATCTACAGCCAATTTTTGGAGTTTTTATGCTTTCTAGCGCGACATCTTGGGATACGCAGCCAGGGATAGTTTCAAATTTCACCGTTGAGGCCATAGAGGATGTTCTAGCATGAGCCGAGGATTCCCAGATAATGTAGCGACAGCTTTAGCACAGCAGCACGTTGCGATTGTGTCTTTTGCCAAGTTAGAGTTTCCGTCTGGGACTGTTTACCTTCACAACTCATTGGGAACATATACTTGGGACGATGGGTCTGGTGATAAAGATTGGTTGGGTGTCGGAGATCTTGGATCTATCTCACAGGTAGAAGAAGGTCTTGACGTTAGTCCTTACGCTATTACGCTAACTTTAAGCGGATTAGACGCAACGATATCAGGCGCAGCTTTAACCGAAGACTACTACCTACATCCTGTCACGGTTTACCTTGGTGTCTTGGACGCTGACGATGTGTTGATTGACACACCTACCCAGATCTGGGCAGGGTTCATGGATCAAATGAATATGTCGGTCGGTGCCGATGGAGGTGATGCCATTCAGTTAATCGCTGAGTCCGAGCTGTCAAGGTTCAACAAGTCTTTGAATTTGATGTATACCAACGCAGCACAGCAGGAGAAGTCTTCTGGTGATCTGTTCTTTAGCCACATGCACAAGATTGAAGGCGCTAAGATTGATTGGGGTGCTAGAGGAACTGGTGGTTCAGGTGGAGTGGGTACGCCAAGGGGGCCACAAGACGGAGGCAGAAAATAATAATGATCTTGCAAGTCTATCAAGCGTTGAACAAGTGGGAAAAGAAAGACTTTGATTATGGTTCTGTTGATTGCTGTCAGTTCGCTGGTTTCATAGTAAAAGAATTAACAGGCAAAGACTATCTTACCGATTTCCATTATAATTCTGAGGAAGACGCTGAATCTATCATTAAGGATTTTGGCGACTTGGAAGACACTGCTGCAAGCGTTTTAGGCGAACCTACGGAAGACATTAGATCTTTATCGGATGGTTCGCCAGTTATCGTAAAAACGCCAGACAGCCAGCTTATGGGTATCAAGCTGGGTAACACGGCAGTTTGTCTAGTAAAGAAAGGATTCGCTAGAATTCCTGAGCAGCATATATTATCGGGTTGGGATTTATGGCACAAGCGTTACTAAAAATCGGTTTTTTCGTTTTTGAGGCTTTTGCTGGAGCCGCTGCTGCTGCAACGCTTGGTGCAGGTGCTGCTGTAGCGATTGGTGCTGCTGTTGTAGTTGGAGGGACTTTAGTTGCTAAACACGCAATGAGTCTTTTTGAAGTAGAAATGCCGACTGTTGATACAGACGCTTCTAGGCAGAGAACAGTTAGATCAACCACAGAGCCACAAAAAATAATCTACGGTGAGGCATTGGTATCTGGTCCGATTTCTTTTATCGGGTTATCGGGCACCGATAACTCAGACCTCTATCAAACCATTGTTCTAGCGGGCCATGAATTAAACGACATTACCGACATCCACATGGATGACGTTGTTATTACAGACTCACAGATCAACGGCGGGTCTGATGCTGGCGGTAATGTTACTGCTGGGAAGTTTGGGCCTAAAGGCTCTCCTTCAACTACCATTTGCGTAATTAAAAAGCACTTAGGCGAAGCATCTCAAACAGCAGACGTTTTATTGACAGGCCCGTTTGCTAATTACACATCCGCTCACCGTGGCGATGGTATTGCTTATTTAGCAATGAAGTGGGTGTTGAACGACGATTCAGCGGAGACTTGGGACAAATTTGCGCCTTCAAATGTAAGAGCATTGGTAAAAGGTAAGTCTGTTTATGATCCAAGAACAGATACCACGGTTTATTCGGACAACCCAGCACTTTGTCTTGCTGACTATCTCACGGATACCATTTTGGGTATGGGCATTCCTACCAGCAAGATAGACTGGGATGCCGTTGAAATTGCCGCAGAAGGTTGTGATGCATCAGTGCCTGTTCCTGGCGGCACGGAAAAGCGTTTTACTTGTAACGGCGTAGTCTTTGCAACTGACTCACATCAAAAGAACATAAACAAGATCTTGTCATCAATGAACGGAAACCTTGTTTATTCTAACGGCAAGTACATCGTTCACGCTGGAATTTATGAAGATGAGACGATACAGGAACCATTTGAAACATTAAACGAAGATGACCTGATTGGAGCAATCTCAATCAAGACTTCTTTGGAGCGATCAGACCGATTCAACACGATCAAAGGTCTGTTTATTGATCCCGCCCAGAATCACAAGTCTAGCGAGTTTCCGAAGGTTCAGTTAGCTGACGCTGTTACTAGAGATAATAATGAGATTCTGGAAAAAGAAGTCCAGTATCCCATGACAAACTCAAGCTATATGGCTCAGAGACTGTCACACAAGCTAATTAAATTAAGCGATCAGCAGAAGGTGATTAGCTTTCCTGCCAATCTGGCTGCTTTAAGGATAACGGCAGGTGATCGGGTTAAAGTCTCTATTGAAGAATTGAGCTGGTCAAACAAGGTTTTTCAGTGTGTTGGATGGACTTTCTCAGAAGAAGGAGGAGTTAATTTAACTTTACGGGAAGACTCAGAAAGCGCTTACGATGATCCCACGGTAACGCCAGACAATGAGTATTCCACGATTACGGCTACAGGCGACATCACAGATGCATTCAGAGGTGTGCCTAGTCCTAGTGGCTTGACTGTTACCCCTGGACTAAAAAGTAATGAGTTGAACTGGGTGAATCCTGGCAAGACTAATGACTTTGGGACGATTTACGTCTACGCATCAAGGAATGCAAATTTCTCATCTGCGATAAAGATCGGTGAGACTGACGGAACTCAATTTATTCACGATGGTTCAAATAAATCTTTGATCTTCTTTCCTTCAGTTGTGAATGTAGGTGATACCTACACGATAAGAACTTTGGGAAATACAGACTTTACGGCTATGGGTGCTGCGTCTAATACCGTTGGGGTTGTCTTTACTGCAACGGCGACAGGAAGCGGCACAGGTAATCTCTGGGAAACCATAGCCCCAGGAGATTTAAGATACTACTGGGTACGGGCAGTTAAGAATGTCGGGACAGATGACGCATCAAGATCTGGCCTAGAACCGCCCAATGATCCCAATACCACCGTTTTCGCAACTGTAGGTGCTGTTGAGGTTGACTGGGACAATGTTGCCGATCCTACTATTGGGATTGATATCAACAACGATACCATCTCAATCAATACCGGCGTTGCGAACACAACGACAGGTCAGGACGTAGCAACCAGCGGCATAGAAGCTGGCACAACCGTCACCCAAGGCGGTATTACTATGAACCAGGGCGGCTCTATCAAGGGCGGTCAGAGTGCATACAACAGCGGCACAGGTTTTTTCCTTGGATATGATACAAACGCTTATAAATTCAGCATCGGCAATTCCAACACTGAGGCGCTTACGTTTGACGGCACCAATCTGGCTGTTACCGGCGCTATCACAGCCACATCAGGCTCTATAGCCAACAGCGTAACAGTTGGAGGAACGGCTGCAAGCACAGTCGCTAG